TTCTGCATAAATTTTATATTTTACCGTTGTTCTTTGTTTGATAAATTGTTTGGCGTTTTTGATTGAGTTAAAAACACTATGGGTTGGTATGCCCGTCTTTTTTTCAATGTCCCGCATTGAATGTCCGTACACAAAATGTAGTTCCAATAACATCTGGTCATAATCTCGTAGGTCATCAATTGCTTTTTTTACTTCACCCATCAAGTCCATGTGTGCCATTTCAGCCATTTCGGGGCTTTCTACGGGGTTAAATTGGTCTTGGTGTGGTATTGTCTTGTTTTCTGCCCGTTTGATGTCTATAAACGCATTATGTAGCATTTTGAAAAGATAGATGGTGTTGATGGTTCCGTTGTAATTGGCAAATCTGTTTAGTGAACCCTCCTTGATTTGTATTTCCCCCAACTTCAAATACATCGTTTGCACCATATCATCGACCTCATCACGATTCGCACCTAAGTATTTGGCTATTTTAATCCATTCAATGTGACGTTTGGCGATATCGTTAAGCGTTATCAAAGTAATCTTGGATTTGCAAAATAAAATCTTCAAACGAATATACCAACGCATATTTGTAATTCATGGCCTCGACCATTAATTGCCACTTTTTTTGATGTTCGGATTGTTTATTCGGTTTGATTTTTAACTCAATGAATAACCCGTGATGGGTTAGGTTGGGCATAAACAACACCAAATCCGATACACCTGGGATAACCCCTTCCGCTTTTAACCTTTGGGCCGTAAACAAATCGCGTGATCCACCATTGGGAACATGGATTAATAAATCCCCCACTTGGCGGTATTGTAGTCGGAACCACTTTACACATTGCACTTGCATACGGCTTTCCAAATGTTTCATTCCGCGTCTAAATAGATTGATTTGGCTTTTGTGAATCCTTTGTTATACCACCATTGGGCGTGTATTTTTTCATCCCGTTTTAATTCGTGGAATAAATCCGTGGGTATGGTGATGTCGTGGTTTATCTGCAACCACTCAATCAACTGGTCTATGGGTGTAATTTCTTCGTTTAACATTATTTTGTTTCAATTGCGTTTTTAATTGACATTGTCATGTAATCCAATGCCCGTTTATAACCATCCGCATAACCATCGTCATAACTCATTTCCTTTCCAATCGCTTCCATTTCTTTGGCTTGTTCCAAAAGTATTTCATGTCTGTATTTGGCTTGGTATGTTGTTCGATTAACAATTATAATTCCATTTTCAATCAATTTGTCAAAAAACCATTGAACGCTTCCGTTTGTCATTGCTCACCTCCTCCGTAGGTTTCGTTGTAGTATTGTTCACCAGTTATTGGTAGTGTACTTTCAGGATAATCAATTCCATGAACTGTTCCTTTGTTGTATGCGGTTTCAATTCTTTCTTTCTCCATTTCTTTGGCTTGTTTATATCCTTCTTGCAATTTAACTGCTGTTTCAGTGTCTACTGTGAATGGTAAAATTTCGGGGAGTTGATTCCAAAGCCACTCAATTGCCGTCTGTTGTTTTGGCTTACCCGTGTTGTTTTCTTTTGCAAATTGATTAACCTTATCAAGGTACTCAACTGCATTAATCTCCGTTTGTTGTTTATTGTTTGTCATATCAATATCCTAAATCCTTTTTAACTTGTGATTGTTTGGCCTGGCGTTCATCGTACTTTTTCCCACGCAATTCGGGTGTTTCCTCTTGCACCAACCTACGAACCCGTGTAATGGTGTCGGAGGATGTTAACCGCCCATTGGCCATTAATTTTAAGAAGTTCATCGCGGTGGTGTTGGATGATGGGTATCCCATTGCCTCCATTTCCAATTTCCAATACCATGCAACCAATTGTTGGTCGTTGTCTTTGAAGTCGGTGTACTGCGTGAGCAAGTCAATCACCGTTTGTTTTATATCCATTTTCATATTTGTCGATACAATTATACTATTTTAATTTCAAAATTCAAAAGGTGATGAAATTTTTGGTTCTGTATTTTCGCGATAACTTGTCAACCTACCTTCGTAGTATGTCGGAATTATTGCACACTCCCCGTTTCTATTTTTGGAAATAATTAATTCAGCCCCTTCAATTTGTGATTGTTCTGGTAAGTATTTTTCGGGTCGGAAGGGGAACATAACCACATCCGCATCCTGCTCAATCGCACCCGATTCGCGTAGGTCTGATAACATCGGGCGTTTGTCTGCTCTGTCCTCCGATTTGCGCGATAACTGTGCTAACAAAATAACCGTGATTTTTAATTCCTTTGCCAACAATTTCATTGCACGGGATATCTCCGCAATTTCTTGTTCCCTCATGTCCTTTGTACCTTTCATTAATTGTAGGTAATCAACCATCAACACATCCAACCCATGTTTAGATTTGTGTATTTTGGCCTTTGCCTTTACTTGGCTCAATCTTGCATCAATATCATCATCAACCCAAAAGTTGATTTTTTGATTGTTTGCCATCTGAATGACATTATCAATTTCGTATGGTTGCAACGCCCCATTGCGAATCTTCCAATTGTCAATGTTGCCCAAAAGTGAAACATACCTTCGTGCCAATTGATCCGATGGCATTTCCAACGATAAAAATAAACCTTTACCACCCAACTCCGCAAAATCCTTCATCAATGATAATGCCAATGCAGTTTTTCCCATCCCTGGGCGACCTGCAATTACAATTACATCACCTTCGTTGTAACCGCCTAAATACTTATCTAAAAACTTCCACCCCGTTGGCTTACCCGTTAATGTGTTGCCCTTCTGTGAGTTCTCAATAATGCGGTCAACTTCGATATTGGTCAACTTTATAATTTGTTCCGCTTCTTTGTTAGTGGAAAAGGTCGTGGCTTCCAACGCATCTTGTATGTCGTTGACCAAACTTTTCAAATCCTTGTTGATGTCGATGTTACTAATTTTACGCACCAACTCATCACGCAAATACTCGTATTCAAGATATTTTAAGTGTGGTTTAATGTCGTGAATACCACTGGCTTCTTGTTGAAGTTTAACAATTTTAACCATGTCAGTCCGCTCAAAGTGATGTCCTAAAGTTACGATGTCGATGGGTTCATCATTGAAATACATTTCCGTCATGACATCAATTAATTTTTTGGCGAACGGATCGGTGAACCAATTTTTGTTTACTTGGGGTAAAAAATGACGGGCCGTGTCATAATAAAGAATGTTGGCAAGTACGATTTGTTGTTTGTTCATAGGGTGGCAAGTTTCGGTTTATTTGTTGTATTATCAAGTGGTTTAATTATTTGATATGGCAATTCATCATTCCAACGCTTTTGATTAATAAATGTTGTGAAGTGCGGGATGAATTCCATTTTCGCGGCATCTTCATGGTTTTGTACATACTTTGGAATAAAGGTCAATAATAATTCCTTTTCATCATTTCTCAATTTATTAAACGCCTTTTCCGCCGTGACCTTAGTTCCTTTTCTTTTGTATAAATCCCAAAAATGTTTAAAATCATATATACCTTTATTATTTATACTTATAGTATTATCCTTATTACTATTGCAATTCTGATATGAGGGTGGTATCAAATCTGATATGACCCCTCCCCTCAATTCTGATACTACCCCCCTATCCGTTTTGATATGAGGGTATATTCTCCGTGCCACAATTTGCATGGATTCATCCCGTATTAATTCCCTGGTTAAAAACCCACCTTGTTCCAATATGGCTAATTCCCTTTGAACTGTGATTGTGGTCATGTTCAAAATTGTACCAATTGTTTTGTTGGATGGATATGCGTACCCACTCCGTTTAGCCATACCAATTAACATTCCCATTAATACGGCTTGTCTGGCGGTCATGTGTTCCAAATACTCCGTTGGAAACAATACAAATAATCCTAATTCTTCGTTCTCGTTTTTCATAAAATAATAAAGCCCCTGGCACATATCCAAGTACGAGTTGAATATATGCCAAGGGCAAAAGGTCATGGTTAGTTATCTCGTACATAACTGTAATACCCTACAAATATAAATTAAAAATCCTATATTTGCACAATCCGTTTGTTATTTGTCATATCATAGGATGGGGGGCTTCATTGCCCCCTTTTTATTGCGTTAACCATCACAACAATCCAAATGACACCACCCAACCCCACCATTGACATTCCGATGCACTGGGCCACATACGGGTGATGCACAATTAACCACCCGTAACCCAACCCGCTTAATACTATACAGACAAGGGATAAAATAAACATTCTCATTTTACAACCTCCATTTTAGTTTGTTTGGGGTGCTTCGGTTTATAATACCGATTGCATATTGCCATTGTAACGGAATGTTCCATGTCAATTTCCCACATGTCAATAACAAATCGAATCACTTCCCTAATTGTAATTGTCGGTTCTGGGTCGGGGTTGTTTTCCAATATATTCATCAATGAAATCAATAAGTGCAACTCGTTTGTTAATTCAAATGGATCAACTCTTTTTGGATTAAATCCCGAATCGTACTGCATTAATGCATCCATTACAATTTTTGATACTGGTCTATTTTGCATCAACGCCATTGCGTTCAAATGTGCTTTTTCAAACTCACTTATGCGTAATGAAAAGTTTGCCATTTTTTTATCGGCATCTAATTTTTTTGCTCTCATTTTGCTTGTTCAATTAATTCAATTATTTCCTCTGGTGTTTCGTGAACTTCGATATATTCGTTTTGATAATCCACATAAATTAAAGTATTTGGTTCCGTTACATAGTGTTCCAATTCAAAGTATTTTATCCTTGAAACATTAATATAAATAGGCCAATATAACATTTCGTCAAATTCAAAATCTCTATCTCTACAAAAACCTTCATATGTCCTTGAATCTATTTCCTCAGTACCTAAAACGGGGTTTACTTTGATGAATTTCATTTGGCTAATTTTATTTGAATTGTGTCCTCGTTCTGAATGTACTGTGCGGGTGTTATTAATTCCCCATCCGCACTAATTAACAAACCTTGGTTGGTTGTTTTATACGCATATTGGGCTTGTTTTTCCAACTCCTTTACCTGGTTCTTCAATTCAATTATCTCGGGTATATGGTCATAATTGTAACGACCCCCACCCGCTTTCTTTGTTATCTCATAACCTAAGTAAACTTGACCATGCCATTTCACCGCCTCGGTTAATGCCAATGGTTTAACCTGGTCTTGTAGTTCCTTGATGGCCTCCGCCATTTCCTTTAATTCAATGTGGAATTGTAGGGGGCAATAATTACCCCCTTCAACGCTTATCATTGTGTCCGCTAATTTTTGTATTGTTGTCATATCTTTATATTTTAGAAGGGCAAGTCATTGGCATCGTAAGTTGTTGGCTTCGCGTTCTGCAAAGTATCAACACCATTGTTCACGAAATTCTCGAAAATTTGGGCATAGGATAGTATCTCATGCAGTTTAATGTCACCGTTGATAACAAGGTCACCCGCAACCTTTAACACGCTCATACGCATGATGTGTTTGCCCGTCTCGGGGTCTTTGGGTTTTGGTGTGAATCCTTGTGTTGCCCCTGGTTGTGCCATTACGGGCGCAATCTTGTAGTAGATGCGGTCCTTGAATGTTCTGTCCGTGATGGTGTAATCCGTTTCAACCCCAACACTAAATTTGGTTTGTGGATTTGACTTACTCGCATACTCACCCGAATCGCCATTGGCAAAGGTGATTTCAAATTTGTACAATGTGCCATACTGGCCATCGAATGATCCGTTGGCGGTTACATTGGTTACCGCACTTCTTTTTGTTT